CAAATGGATGACTGTCTTGATCTTGTGGATCAAAGTATGCTCGTAGATGTGTAGTGCCTGTTAATTCTGTATATGTAAAACCACCATTACCATTATTGCCACTAGAAATAACACAGTTTCCAAAAGAAATTTCATTAGATAAAGATGCGCCACCTGCACTAGGTGCATTCGACCAACTAAATCCAACACCACCCGATGCTATACCTCTACATTTATTTGATGCTTTTGATAATAGTATTGATTTAGTCTGATCAGGAGTTGGCCAAGCATTGTTATACCAGAAGTATTCTTCCATGACTAGTGCTGCCTTTCCCACCACAGTTGGAGTAGCACAACTTGTACCAGAGAACATTCCCCACTTATAAGTTCCATATGTGGAACTAGGATACGAAGTCCATGTGTTAGCACCAAGACCTACAATATCAATTCCTGGTCCTCTATTTGAATATCCATCTAAACCAGGATAGTCTTGTGAGTTATAACCAGCAGCAACATCAATATTACTCTCTACACCATGTGGACCATATGATATAAATGGATACCATGTGGTTGTACTGGATGTGCTTTCCGAGTTAGAACTACCATAAGCAATGTTGATAATAGAGTAATTTGAACCAGCATCAATATCTATACTTGTAGCAGTTTTAGTATTCTCTTTGTTAAAAGTTCCGCCGTTATTACCAGCTGCATTAATGCAAACAATGCCATTACTCCAAGCACTGTCTAATGCAGATTTTAAAGAACTATAATCAAATTGTGATGGCATCACAACCATCCAAGAATAACTTGTAGTTGTTGGATTATATACTTTGAAGGGTATAATGTTTTCTTTTACAAATTCAGAAAAGTCTGATCCCCAAGTTCCTGGTCTAGTTACCGTTGTTCCATCTGCTTTATTAATTTGGGATACACTGTCAATAGGAATTGCATGTCTTCTATCACGTAAGTATTGATACTCTGCAATTAGAATAGTTGGGTTAGGAACACCTGTCTCTGGATTATTTGGTTTTGCGTTATGCCAATCAATAGCAGCTTGAATACACTCTGTAGGGCTGTCACCCGATACCAAATACATTGCATAAAGATTTGCTTTCTTTGCAAATCCACAAATAGTTCCACCAGCAGCACTCAATACACCCATGCCATGATTAGTTAATCCACTATTACCGCCTTCGTTAGTTGTAACTTGGTTATTAGCATCTGCTTCTAGATCAGGCCAATCCATTGGAATGAATCTAGATGATGTTCTAGTAGTCCAAGTAACAGTACCGTTATCAGTACCTGCGTTATCTACGCTACCGTCAGTGATGTTGTTGCCACCATCAGCATCTCTGATCATAAATGGATGACTAGAAGCAGTTACATTAAAGATTAAAACATCTCCTTCCTGGATAGAAATAGGTGGATTGCTTCCATTGATAGCACCATTTCTATCATTACCAACTAAAGTATAAATTCCACTTCCACCAAAACTTACAGTAAAAGTATAGGTATTTCTAGTCCCATCAGCAGGATCTACTGTGATGGTATTCTTCATATTTGAGTGTGCCTGACACTGATACCAATATGGATCTACTCTTGCATGAGAGTCATCTTCAGAAGATAACTTTTGAAAATCTGGATGTGTATCATGTGTGCCTGTATTACTTGCCCAATCTCCACCACTACCAGATTCTAGAGTAACGATGTCAACATGCTTTCCAGTCCATCTAGACTTATATGTGTATGCTCCTTGAGTAGAGAAACTATCATCATCTCTTCCTACAGTAAAAACCTCTCCACCACCGTCTAATGGTACAAGTTGATTACTGTCATAAAGAAATTGTACAGGAGCGTTGTCTTCTCCATTACCAGTAGGAGATCTATAAGAAGAACTTGTACTAGATGTATACCACTTCGACATCTCCTCTACTGATGGAGCAACGGAAGCTTCAAAATCTTCTGGAATTTCTGTTGCCTGAACTACACTAGAATGCGAACGGAATGTTGTTATATAATCCTCTTCAACATTCATGACGATTAGCTTGGGCATACTGCCCAACATATTCCACCAATCCGCTTCCGTGTCGGCATCAAAACTATCTACGAATTCTTGCTTGTCAGTTCCTTCTACAAGAATGACATCCAATAATAGCTTCGCCATTTTACGCCTCTAGTTGTGTTACCGTTAGCTCTACGTCGATACCTTGTGTAGATCCACTTTTATTTACAACTTTCAAGTACACGTTTGTACTTGGGGTGGCATCATCATTATATCCAATCAATGCTGGAGTAAACAATACAGTTTCAGCAGATGATTGTGTAATCACTTCTGCAATTACGCCACTACCAGGAGCAGGATCTTGGGTGATAACTCTACTAGCATCGGCAGTTCTAGTAGCGGAACTAACATACAAAGTTACCCATGCTGGTTGAGATACTTCAACTTTATATAATGCATATCCTTTGTATGCAGTAATCGTAATATTTTCTGATGCACCATCGGAATGCGAACCACTAGTGGAAGCATTAAAAGTTTGCCTACTTCCTAGACTAGTACCTCCGCCGCCGCCACCTCCACCGCCACCAGCGGCAGTGATGACACCATTAGCATCAATGTTAACTGTAGAACCATCTACCTTAACACCACCCAATACTGTGGTACTTGCTGTGGGTAATTGGAATGTATCCAGGGTTCCGCCACTGGATCTCCAGCTGGTTCCATTCCAGATCCAGGTTAACCCACCATCGGTATGTGTGAATGAACCGTCTGTGGGTTGTCCAGCGGTATCTGGGAATAAGATTGCCATTGCTTAAGATCTCTCCGTTTAGTTATTTATTTCAAATTTCAGTAACAAATAACTGACTTGTTTCTGCTACAGTTCTAGTACCAGAAACATTCAGTGTTAGAGATAATTGATAAGTGACATTATCTCCAGTATCCAATCCATGCAAATCGATGAAGTCAAATGCAATCGGAATGATTCCAGTTACAGATGGATCAGGACACTTAACTGTGCAAATATCAGTAGTAGTTGCTCCCACAACTCTTTGTAGAATAATAGTACCATTAGTATTATTAGATCCTGTTACAGATCCTAATAGAACACTGATTCTGGTTTTAGTAAAGGTACTAACTTGAATAGTTGCATTAAAGATACCGTTAGTATCTTCAAAAATAGGATCCGAGGGGGAGTCTGCAGATAGATTTCCTGTGTTGTTTACAAAAGCAGAATTAGGGGCACTAATCTTAAGTGGAGGAGATGCATCAACCCATGCTGCAGGATTAGATCCATTGTCATAGTAGACTTTCAAGCGACCCGAATCACTCTCCCACCACATATCTCCACTGGTGGCTCCAGACGGTGGATTGTCGCTTACTTCGACATTTGCTCCGCCACCTTCGCCCCAAACCAATTGTCCAGAACCATCAGTTTGTAGAGATTGACCTGCACTTCCATCAGACGTTACAAACTTAACAACACCATTTAATCTTCCTAAATTATCAACAGTGAATGTAGAGTTACCACCAGATTTTAGAGTTAGACCACCATTTGTTGGTGAGTGGTTGATAATAACTTCGCCATCAGCATTTGCTCTGACACCATAGTCATTAGATAGAGAAGTATCAATAGTACCAACTCTTAAATCTGCTGTAGCAATAATATTATTTCCAGTCAGAGACAGGTTTGTTGACCCTGTTTGTGATGTAAATACATCGGATTTTACTGTACCAAAAGATGCAGTTTGTACAGATGAATCACCTCTAGATAGTACATTATCTAAAGTAGAAGTTTCTGTATAACTAGTCAGATATCCTACAGCACTATGATCACCCCATCCATATGCAGTGTCCCAAGAAGTATTGTTATAGTTAAGAGGGGTTATAGTTCTAGTAGTCTGTCCTAGAGTAAGAGTAATAGAATCTTGAGGACCAAGATTAGTGATATTGAGATTGTTAGCAAAGTTTTGATTTACTCTTGCATCAATAGCAGCATTTGCTCTGTCCTCTGTATAGTAAAGATTAGTACCTTCTAGAATAGAACTTGTGGAAAACTCATTAAATGCTAGATCAATCGTTAGTGATCCATTTGCATCATCATAAGTAACTGCAGTTCCAATACCACCTTGTACTAGGGCAGCGACTCTATCATCTACCTTTTCATCAAAGCTGACATCAATATTATTAACATCAGAGGCAAGGGAGTTGATCTCTTGCCTCTGTTGATCAAGGGTATATGTAATTGGTACGTTTCTTAATGGCATGATACCAGACTATTCCTCTATTTTAGTATTTATCTTACTTGTTATAATAACCACGAGGATACAGTAAACCCTCATGTGGTCTTCTACCTGTCAGGAAACCACCGTCAGCAGAGTGAGATCCACCAGCACCACCAGCCATGTCACTCATTAAATGATTTATAGGGTTCGTTGCTGTACTTTGAGATCTGGAAGTTCCTGAATGTACTGTAGGTATAAAATCAGTATTTGTATTTGCAACTGATTGTGTAGTTGAAAATCCAGATACTGCACTAGTTAGATTTGAAAAAGTAAAATCTGCCATCAGGTAGTCCTCGCTAGGAATAGCATACCTTCACTAGAATTATTAGACACCCCATCTAAACCAGTTTGTTGTGTTTGATACGCTGCTTGGATAACCTCATAAATTTCAGATCCACTTACTGTAACTGTATCACCTGGTCTGAATTCTGTTAGTCCTGGAGTTGTTGCTACTTGCAGCAATACAAAATCATCTGGTAGATAATATGGGCAAGGAATCATTCTTTGTGAAATTGGAATAGTTTTGATAGGTTTGTAGTAATCTGCAGAGGCATCCACTGATACTCCCTGGTGAGCATCGTATGTACTATTTCTGTAATAGATAGCAGTCGCATTATTAGTTCCCTCTTTTATATTATTATAATAGTGGTCGTACACATATTCATTAGCAGTGCTATCCCCCCTCATATATCCAAAATAAGCATTCCTTGCTTGAGAATATTCGTTAATAGGTTCGTGATTTGGGTTCCAATAAGAACTTGAATTTTGAAGATAACCAGGCACATATGTTGTTAAGTCTATGTATTGTGTTGTTGCCTTATATTGAGTATATCCTGACAAGAATACATGATCTAAATCAAATGTACCATTACCATATCCACTACCTGTATGAATACTAAATGTAGCATAAGGTATAATTTTTGTATTAATTATTTGAGTAAATTGAATAACTGCAAAACTTGTATCTTGAGGTGCTTGAGCTCTATAGGTTCTAATCTGCATTGGATATGCAGTTGGAGTTGAAGATGTACTCAAAGTTTGAACAGTTGCAGCATCAACGATATTATTATTTTGTCTATCCAATCCGTTATAACCAGTGAACGCTCCCCATTCATCATTAACTGTGGTTAAAGTTGAAGATGTTCCTTTACGGTTCAAAAACTCCCATCCAGTACCAGATTGCATTTTTAAAGTCCAAGCGGCGCTGGCACTACCCTGTAGATAAAAAGAATAAAATGTATTTCCATATTTTTTAGTGGCGTCGTTTTCTACATTAAGAATAGCCCAAGCACCCACACCAGATTTTTGGTAGAAATTAGATCCACCACCTAACGTAGTTGTCTTAATACTAGCAATGCCATCGTATGCATTGCTATATGATTCTGGAGTAGTAACACCAAATCTAATATCACCAGTTGAGGCATTACCACCAACTAGTTCTCCTGGAATTGTAAATTCTTCATCATCAGACCATCCAGTTCCAATACTATGGATGGTGACATTTTTTACAGTACCATCATTAATTCCATATCTCCAAACTCTCAACTTAAGTTCAGATCTTCCTCCAGATGCAGGTACGGTATATTTGTAATATCCATCAGCCACTACTTGAGTTGGATATGAAACATTAATGTAACTAGGAAGAAGAGTGATTATTCCTTTTGCAGATGAATTAGTTTCACTACAATAGATATATTTTTTAGTACCATCTTCTCCAGGTCTTCCCAAAAACGATGGATTTAATACTGATGAAGGATAAAGGGCTTCTGATTCTGATTGCTCATATGATGTAGTGTCCCAAAGTAAATCATTACCAGGAACACAACTAATGTTTGTAGGATTGGTGCGATAACTAACGCTAGTCTGGTATGAGGGTGTATATCCATATGTCGGATCGTCATAAACAATCCTTTGATTGGTATCAAATGAATCTACATCTCTACATAAAGTAAGATTTGTTGAATTTGCAGGATTATTATTAAACTGAAGTTTGTCACCATAGTGAACTTCAATGGTAGGATTGACATAATCAGATGTCTGTTGTGGTTCTTGTATGAAAACTACAGAAAACGTTTTAGCTGATGATGCAGTAGCAGTAAGATCAATTGCAATACCGTTAGTTGCATTAGCTGCTGATGTTGCAAGTTTAAAATTATCTCTATCAACTTTAATTACATACACTAAACTATTAGGTAGTAAATTAGTTCCTAATGCATATATTGCATTAGTTTCTCCTGGAAGATATCTGACAGGATCACCAGTATTCAAACCATGGCGCGGGTAAAACTTGATTGTGTCAGTGTCTAAATCTATTTGCCCTGGTGCAGAGTATGGTGCATAGTTATCGATGCCAACACGTCTTAAAAGACGATAGTCGGTATCAGTAGGTGTGCTAACTGTAATAGTTCCGATCATCCCTTCATGACCACTAACACTACACTGATAGTAATATGTACCAGTAGATGTAGGTGTGTAAGAAACAGTATCAGTGCCTTCACCAGTAGCAGCAGGGTTTGAAACACTAGCACCACCATCAGATACCCTGATGTACATTGGGTGACCTCCGCTCAAAGCACTGTTATCAAAGGTGATTGTGTCACCAACATAAATTTCGATACTGGGATCTGATGCAGCAGCAAATGAAGAAGTTCTATCTGTTCCTGAAATAATATAATCAGTACCGTTTCCACCATTGGTAACCATGCTAATTGTGGTTGGTGCTAGTCCTTCGACCACATCATAGATATTAGTTTGAGAAGCACCCCAGTTACGATTTGTTGGATAATCACCATTATTAGCATCTTTAAAAGCGGCTACACCACCACCTAAAGTTGCACTTTCTCCATCAGGAGCCACACAAATTTGAGGAACACCAGTTACAGATGATCCTGCATTCATTCCTAGATTACCCAATGCAGTTTCAAAGGCATCCATTAAATTTTGTCTCGTCCATCCAGTGTTGCCATTGTTTACATCAATGACTGATTTTAAAACTGACATTTAATTATTCTCCGATCTGTAGTGCTGTTAGTGTTACGGTAACCGTGGATGCGGATCCACTTCTATTTGTTACTGAAAGATAAATTGTAGTTGTTCTAGGACTATCATTATTAAATCCCATAATACCAGGAGTAATTAATATAGATTCTGCTGTAGTAGTTCTTACTTCAGCAATAACACCACTACCAGGAGAAGGATCTGCTCCTTCACTTCTAGTTTGATCAGCATCTCTGGAAGTATCATCAGTATATACTCTGACCCATGCTGCAGCGTCAGTTTCGATTTTAAATAAAGTATACGCTTTGTAACCTGTAATATTTAGTTCTGCGGTTGCGTCATCAGCGATTGATGTTGTAGTACCCGTAAGATCTTGAATCTGTGGTACGTTAGAACCGCCTGTAGCAGTAAGAACACCTCCAGCATCAATAGATAAACCAGAACCAACTTTAATACCACCTAGCGTTCCTGCTGCAGCAATTGGTAGTGTATAACCACCAGGCACAGCAGCGATATTACCATTAGCATCCAGTGTGATTGTAGTGCCGTCAGGAATAACACCACCAAGTGTAGATGTTGTAGCAGCAGGTAATGTATATGCAGATGGAATAGATGGCTTGTTGAGGATCTGTGCTAATCCAGTAGTAGCATCCCAATCAGATTGGACTGGAGCAACGCTATTAATCGTAACTTTTTTATTAGCACCATCCCAAGTAATATCAGTTCCGTTACTTCCTGTAAATTCAATGGTGTCATCGTTATTAGCAGCATCACGCAATGTAAGAATTGCATTGTTACTGGTTGTATTTGAACCAAGCAAATCGTAGGTAGTGCCTCCACCACCTCCACCAGTTACTACAGCATCGATACTATTTGCAGCGTCATCATATGTAAAAGTAATACCAGTATGAGTTCCGTTATTGAATAACAGTGCTGCAGCATCTTGTGCTTCTTCTGCTGTATATGATGCACCACCGCTACCAGATGGTGCTCTGAAGGTAAGTGTATTAGCATCGGTTCTTTCTACAAGTAAACCGTCAGCACCAGCAAACGTAATCTCATCAGTAGTTCCATCACTATCAGTTAGAGTAAGTTTAGAATCTGCAGATCCTGATGCAGTTTCTGCGGAGATGGAATATGTAGTGTTTGCAATGCTCGCAGTCAAATCAAATTGAATCTCATCACCAGAATCGCTAATTTCTAGTCCATTTCCTGCAACTAAAACAATTTGATCTGTAGTGCCGTCAGAATCTTCAAGCCTAATTATTTTTCTTACGTCATTCTCTTCCGTAGTTCCTGCAGTGTAATCAACAACGTTAATGTCGTAAGAAAGTTGAGTATTACCTAGAAGTGTTGCAAAATCCGAAGACGTGGTACTATTTGTAGTTACCAATCTTTGACTGGTCCAACTTACTCCATTGGAGTAATACATGATGTTGGTGTCATCTGCATATCCAAAAGATCCTTCACTGGTACTAGCAGAAGGAAAATTAGATATCGTACTATATGATGACGACCCAGATGTTGACAGGACACCAGTATTAATGGTTAAACCAGAACCAACTTTAATACCACCAAGAGTCGTAGCTGATGCTGTAGGTAAAACATAATTAGATCCGCCGCCACCTCCAACAACCGATACGGTAGGAGTAGATGCATAAACTAGAAGAACTCCACCAAAAGTTGATGGTGATAATGGTGTAACACCATCATTTCCTAACCACGTTGCTTTAAATCCTGTGGTAGTTTTGTTAGTTATACTAACAGTATGAGTATCGTATTGCTCTCTTTCTGCTAGTACATAATAGTCTGCATCGGATTGGGTAGTGCCGAAGGTAAAATCCATTTCACCATTAGCTGCATCATAAGCACCCCAAGACATCCCAGTGCCACTACCAGCAGTAGCTACGTCTACAAAAGCGTATGCAACTGGAGCAATAACTGACGAATTACCAGAAGGAACTGCAGGACCCCAAGATGTTCCACCAGCACCATCACTAGTAAGGACTTCTCCATTACTTCCTGTTGATGATGGGAAAGTAACTCCTGATAAAGTTGCAGTACCAGTTACATCAATATTGCCAGTAAGATTAATATTTCCATTAAGAGTAGCACCAGAAGCTGTAAATACTGCCCTGTCGGTTAGACCATTCTCGTTTGTAATTCTAATCGCAGGACCAGCACCAAGAATTAAATCTGCACTACCGCCAGGAGTTCTTACATAAAATCTATTGGTGGAGGATGTATACGAGATACGACCATCACTACTAGCACCAAAGTTTAATACTTTATTATCAGCAATTGCAATAGCATCATTGAACTGGGTAGTTCCATTAAAGGTGAGGTTTTCATTTGTAGTAGAACCTCTACCAGTTACAGATGCTAACGTATCTGCTTCTGTATAACTAGTCAGATATCCTACAGCACTATGATCACCCCAACCGTATGCAGTATTCCAATCACTGGAATCTCCACCTGAAGCAGTGACAGTTCCAGCAAATGTGGCATTACCAGGAGCATCGATTTCTGATGTGATTCCAGCAGTTCCAGACTGTCTACCTCTCCAGAGAGAACTTCCACTGCTATTAGAAATATAAATCTGTCCACCATTAGTGATGGTTATTCCATCAGTAGTTGATGTCTCGCTAATACCACCGCCAGGAAAATTAGTAATGGGGTATGTACTGAAACCGTATGGTACATACATTGATCCACCAAAGATCGCTTCGGTAATCATCTGACCAGGAGTTATCTGATCTGCAGTTTTTAATATTAATCCACCTGTTGTGGAATGTATCTCCTGATTAAAACTAGCATCGCTAGTAAATGTTACATCACTATTAAACGTTACATCACCAGTAAAAGTTTTATCTCCACCAAATGTTTGTACTCCATCAACAGCAGTATCCAAATCTACAGCAATTTCGTTTATCTCCAAACGTTGCTGCTCAAGAGTGTGAGACTTTGGTACGTTACGTAGTGTCATTTGATTAGCTGCTTAAGGAGGGACTTAATTTCGGACATTTCTTCCTTCAAAGTATTTATTTCGCTTACTACATTTTTAAATTCATTGGAAAATGATTTGCGAGGTTTGCTGGTGCAAATAATTGCACCAGTTTCCATATCTCGCACAAATCCTTCTTGTCCTTCGACTTTTACATATTTCATATTAGAAGGATGCAACTGCTCTCATGTCTTGGATTTTAGGGACATATGCAGGATTATCAGACTTCATAACAATTTTAATTGCAAAAGAAGAGAAGTCGGGCAAATCTTCTTTACTGAACTTCAACTCTTGATAAGCAGCCTGGGATTCAAACTGACCCGAGATGCTATTTTCTGCTGTCGCAATAACATCATCATCGGAAGCACCGTTATTATTGAAGTATTCCCAGTTAAGGTCATCAAATTTTTGTTGGGATGCTTCAGGTTTAACTTTATATAGAACTTGCAAGTTGCTGACATCACTTACATTAACCGTGAGATTAACATTGATTCCAGAAGCAGGAGCGTTTAGAACAATTTCTCTAGTAACATACTTGGCAACACCAGAAGTATTTACAGATCCAGATTCATTAACATAATCAACACCTACTGTGTATGTCATAGATCTAATCTCTGCATACTTGGAAGTTTCAAACGAAGATCCATCAAAGTCAATAAGATCTCCTACTCTGAATACATCAGCAAGTTGCTCACTTGTGGTGCTATTTCTTGCGTAATCACTACCCAGTGTAATCTCACTGGTGTAATTGTTATTAATGGGATTCTTATCATTTTCAAGAGTCAGAGTTTTGGTCTTGCTATCCCAAACAACTACCTTACCGCTGATCTTGTTCTCATACTTATCTACTCTTTGTGCAGGATTGAATGCAGTTACTGTAGTTCCAGCAACAAAATTAGGATTCTGATCAAAGATACCGTCATTAGAAATAGTAACCGTAATGCCTTCTAGATCTCCACCAGCAGCAGACTGTGTGCTAAAGAACAATTGCTCGCCAATATCAAAGTTTACCGAGTTCTTAATCTTTATGTATACATCACTACCAATGACACGAAGAACTTCTGATTGTGCTCCTGATGTTACACCAGTAACATTTTGATTGATAACAATAGGAACTTCAGTTCCATTGTCCTCATTGCCACTAACAGTAAATTTATAGACAGGGAAGAGTTGAATCTGTTGATATCTCTTGCCATATCTGTCTTCACTACCAACTGCATTTTCAATTCTGTTAGTAATTGTTTTGACAGAAGCCGATCTCAAGTCAATGACAGGTGATAGATAAGACTGCTCTGAAGACAACTTAAGTTTGTATGCGAGAGAAGTGTCTAGATTATTCAAGCTTTCATTGATGGTAGAAGCAACAACCTTTTGATTCAAGAAATACTGCTCTTCGTTCAAGAAGGTAGTTTCAAAGTCAGAGATAGAATAAGAAGTAAAATTAGTAGTATTACTATCAACAGGAACAATATTAGTAGTTCTTACCATGCTGTCAATCTTTGTACCAGAAACTTGTAGGTATGGAATCTGTGCGTAGAGTTTCTCGTACTTTCTATTGTACGATGCTAGTACAGTTGAACCACCAAAGAATCCAGTGTCTGATGCTCTAGTAGGACCATAGATGTTATAAGAATCAATACCAACATTATATACCTGGAACAAAGATGATTCTACCGTGTTGGAATCATATCCAGCAAAATCTTCTAGACCTCTGAAGAATACTTTGGAGTCTCCACCAGTTTCAAACCCATGATCTCTATGGTATACCTTAATAACAGAACTGTTGTTTTTAAAGAGACTAGATGTTGCTGTGCTATTTGCAAGCGCATATGTCTCCATTGGATTGTTTTCTAGCTTTGTGTATCCAGGATCTTCGTTTTTAATTAGAATTTCTCCAGACCTGGAGTTATCAAATTCTGCTCTGTAAAGAGTAAACTTAATATCCTCAAATAGATCTTCAGTCCAGTTATCTACGTTTTGTGATTTGAATACAGAACCAAGTAACGGTTGTGCGTTAACAACGATACCAGAAGAGATATCAGTATCACCTAGTCTAGATGCCCATAGTTCGTATTCAATACTGTCACACTCAATGTTGAGTGCATATTCAGAATTGTTTTGTAGATATACTGGATACTCGAAGTTGAATCTAGTGGGAGTTGTAGATTGAATTGATCCTGCTTCATCAATGGCAATACCCATTCTGACTGCTGGTTCATCAATTTCAATTTCTGATTCAATTACAGCACCGTTGTTTCCAGCACCAGTTCCTCTAATAACAATAGATGGTGCTTCAGTATATCCTCTACCTGCTAGCGCAACTTCGCTAAAGAAGATTTGACCGCCAGAGACTTTAACAGATCCAGTAGCATTACTACCACCAGGTAGTTGAGGACTCTCTATAGTAATAGTTGCATTCTCATAACCAGACCCAAGATTGGTAATATTGAGTTTAGATACACGACCAGAGTCTTTTGCGATCTTTAAACCAATAGTAGCATTGTTTGCATTGTTGTATGTGGTTACAGAATTTAAGGTCAGATCTTCATTAGCAATAAAAGAACTACCATTATGGTTACTCAATATAAATGTATATACTTGCTCATTAGTGAGGAAGATATCGCCATTAGAAGAAGGAACAACTTCAAAGTTATTTCTATCCAAAATTTTAGCAATAGGACCAGATGCAAGGCTCTGTCTACCAGTTATTGACTCGTCCTTTTTAATAGTGATGTTTCCAGAAGAATATACCTTGATAAAAGTATCAGGATATAGAGTGGTTTGAGTTCCAGGTAAAATATACTTGCCAGGCTTGCCACTCTCTACATTAGTGACGTAGACTCTCAAAGGAATAGATGAACTCTTCTTATTGAAGAATAGATCAACACCAGTTGTAAACATACCACCTTCAAAGTTTTCCACAGAGAAAGTTTGTGCCATTGGATTTGGTCTTGCACTATTTTCTGTATTGCTATCAATAGTTTGAACGCCCTCATTTGCTTTGAAAATAGCAGGTGCTGTAGAGATGATGGATGCAGGTGCTTCTGGTAGAAGACCTGTAGCATAGAACTTAACTTCTGCGAAAGAATCTACAGTAGTGATATCAGAGTCACTAGAACTAGAAGTAAATCTAATTGTTTTTGCACCTGTAGAGAAATACAATTCTTCTGAAGTATCATCCATAATCACTGTATTGATATCACCTGTCCAAGAAGTATTTTCCTTTGGAGCATATCCTGATGGGACTAGAATAATTCCACTAGCATTACCATACTCATCGGTAGTAATATTGCTACTGAATACCGTTGGAGAGTTTCCTGCAATACCTGTAAATCTAGAGTCTGGATTAACCCACCGACCAATGTTTCTCTTCTCCATAAAGACACTCAACTGTGTCTTTGGCTTCATTCTTCTAATGATAAATTTGATTGGAATAGATCTAGCAAAGAACTTAAGAGCATTTGCTACATTAGTACCATTAATAGTTTTGTATCCTACACCCTTTGCAATCTCATTATTTTGCGGACTGATATTAGAAGAAGTTGATGTAGTCGCACTCTGTACAGTTGCCTCTGCAGTTCTAGTATTATTTTCGGCAAAACTCTTCAGGTTGTAGAATGACTTATCTACACCAACCCAGTTAATAATAAACGAGTTATAGATACTGGAGAATGCAACACGAACATCTTGCTTACCAAGGAATACGGAGAACAAATTAGTATTGTTATCTGTAACTAAAGGTGCCACAGTGTCATTGTACCACTGATCAACATTAGGATGAACTGCAGCATCACCAACATATTGTAGGACAACAAATGGGTTTGGATTTAAAGTTTTTGTAGCAAAATCATTATTCGCATAAGAAACATTAGAGAATGGTAGTGTTATAACACCATTAGAATTAGCATACCCAGCAATTCTTCTTTGATCTGATCTTGTATTAACTTCCTTCAGTGTAAAATTATCCTCTTTGGACTGTGGTCTCAATACAGATTGTTGTGCATCGATAGAACACAGATAATCAATAGATTTAACATTACCTACAGTATGAGTCTCGTAGTTATCAACTAGGAATCCACTCTTGGTCTTATCAATACCTAGAGTATCTTTAACTTGCATGTTAAGTGCTTGCTGCTCAAGAATACTCAACGTGGTGTAATATTCAAGACGCTCAATACGCTTCTCTAGTTTACCGATGTCACGCATCGTGAAACGACGGTTGTCAACAGGAGTGATTCTTACATCCTTACTTGACTTGGTGAAAGCAGGAATGAAAATGTAATAGAGAGGAATACCATCCTCAATGATTTCTGGCTTGCTTGGATTGAGTGATGAATTACCTTGCTTGATAATAAACTCACCCTTCTTATTCAAGAAAACACCATCAATTCTATCCAGATACTGTGATTCAGTAAAGGAAATAGTATATGGTAGAGATCTAGCAGAAGATGGTGTACTGGATACAGAACCACCTGCACCAATAAAGTTGATGTATTCTACTTGTGAGAGTAGTGAAGTATCTTGGAATCCAGTAATAATAGCAGTAGAGTCTACCTTCGGTCTGAAGTCAATGACGTTCTTCAAACTCAAGTTACCATGTACAACAGAGTTGAAATCAGGGATCTCATCTGCTACAACACCTGCCTCATGAATATATGAGTCAACTGTATAGAAGTCACCTTGAGAATGCTCGAAGTAATCAAATGCTACAACTACTTGTCCTGCAGGTGGAGTAAAACCAGGCTTTAGTACGATTCTAGACACATCATAGAATGTATCTCTTTGTCCATCATCAAAAGTAAATCTATCAGTTAGATCAGTACCAACAACCAGATTACCATTAACGTCAACTGTTGGAGGAGCAGATGTGGACCCTTCGTAAATGTATCTTACTTTAAATACATCAGAGTAAGATAGAATTTCACTGCTGTCACTATCGTAATCGAGACCACGTAGAGGCAATACCTGATCGCCAGCAGAGGTGATGACAATTCTCTTGTTTTTAACTGCTGTCTTGAGCTTGGGTCTACCTTTAGAAACTTCAATGGTAGCAGTCAACTTCAATTTGGGGAAGTTAGTTACATTATTACCAAAATAGTTACCAGGGAAGGTAAGTGTGATACTACCAGAAGATAGACCAGATGTGGCGTCAGTAGTATTAAGGATGCTGACAAAATCTGGAGACACATAAACAACATCACCAGTTTCAACCAGATCAGAACCACCCTTGTCTAGAACAGTGATTAGGAAATCTTTTTCTGTGAAAGGAACAAATCTCTGTGTACCAAAATCTAATTGAGCAGCAAATGTAATGTTGCCACCATTGTCACTACCAGTAGTTACAAAATCTCTTCTGATGTAATAACTAATCTTGGTGTCTTCTGTGGACTTGACAAGACTACCAACTTCTTTACTACCAGTTGGGAACAGAAGTGTAGATGTGGTTCCATTTGTAATAATAGGACGCAATCTAACAACAGCTACTGATGTTACTGTATCAGGCAGGGCACTGTTGAAATAAATTCTGGACTTATCAGTTCCTTTTGGAATAGTTACTAGATCTACAATAAATTTGTTTAGTCTACCAGTATCATCATTAAATTGAATAACGTCACCTTGGACGAGCATGAGTGATGCATCTGCACCAAATCCATTACACTCAATATATTTGTAACCTTTAGTTCCACTAAATGTGTATTGGGTTACAGCTTTTGTTTCGGAGAATTCTGTATCTTGAGTTTCGATATCAGCAGAGAACTTACTGGAAGATCCAAACTCTGAATATAGAGACTTAACATTCTGTGCTGTATAAGTCAGAACAGTGTTCTTGAATAGAACAGGAATAACATTAGTGACAATCGTACTAGTTCCTTCAATGTCAATAGTTGGAGGTGCAGAATATTCTGTCTGCAAAACATCTCTATTTAAAATTTCGATCTTGTAAAGTGTTCCTCCGTTGATGCCTACATTGACATCTTTAAGCTCAAAGCGAGTGCCATTGATAGAAACTCTAGAACCAGCAGTATATCCAGTTCCTTGTTTAGAAACAACAAAGTGAGAAATAGTATTTTCACCTGCAATACGTAGGAGATCTCCCTCTTCACTTGTAATTGTCTCACCAGGCAAGAAGGTCCCGTACAGAGTCTTAACGTAAAGACTCTTACCAAGAGACAAGAATCCATTTGCATTGCCTTCTACAACCCCATAGGCACCGCTGGTGGAACCTGTGATATATTTACCAGGTGCAAATCCGTTGCTAATAGTAGAATCTACAAGCAAACGAGTAAAGAATACTGGATTGAAATAGGATAGATTAAATTTACCATTGTAAATTGCTGTTCCATCAGCAAGTTTACCGCGAGAAATAACAATATCGGTGTCTGCATTAAATCCATCAGGTCTGCCAACTAGGCTGACATCTTTTGGTTTTGCTATACCAACCAAAGGTACAATAGTATTGCTATAGTCAACAATGTATCCCACATCATTGATCTCTTGCTGAACTTCTGCTAAAGACTTATAAAGGAATCTTCTTTTTGTGGTTACATTATCATCATACTCAAGGAAGAGATTATCTAGAAAATCTTTTCTACCAAGAACAGTTAATTGCAAATACTGTGCGTTAACATCTCCAACTTCTGGTCTGGTTACTTTTGCAAAAGAAAGAACTTTTACGGATTCGGTAGA